AGATAAGGCTACCAGACAAGCAATTCTACAACGTAGGCAACTGGACAGCCTCTGGACTATTCGGACAGCAACTGTTCAATGGTGGCGGTAAGTATATAACGCTCTGCGAGGGTGAGTTTGATGCGGCAGCAGCCTACCAGATGCAGGGTAGTAAGTATGCCTGCGTAAGCGTCAGGAATGGTGCTGGCGGTGCGCTGAAGGACTGCAAAGCAGCATACGAGTATCTGGACAGCTTTGAAGCCATTATCATATGCTTTGACGCAGACGAGGCTGGGAATAAGGCTGCTAAAGAGGTGGCAGAGCTGTTCAGCGGCAAGGCTGCTATAGTCAAGCACACTGGTGGCCATAAAGATGCCTGCGACTACCTAGTCAACAACGATGTCAAAGGCTTTACAGCAGCATTCTGGGCGGCAGAGAAGTTTGTACCAGACGGTATCATCAACGGTGCTAGTCTCTGGGATGAGGTGAACAGACCTGTAGAGAAGTCTGCTGTGATGTATCCGTGGCAGAACCTGAACAAGCTAACCTATGGCATCAGAGAGGCTGAGCTAGTTACTATCACTGCTGGCTCTGGGCTGGGCAAGTCACAGTTTGTGAGAGAGATTGTCTACCACATCTTGCAGAACTCAGAGCAGAACATTGGCCTACTGTTCCTAGAAGAGAACGCCAGAAAGACAGCGTTGTCGCTGATGTCACTATCAGCTAACAAGCCCTTACACCTACCAGACGTAGAAAGCACAGAAGAGGAACGCTGGGAGGCTTTTGAGGATACAATGGGTACTCAGAGACTGTTTCTGTTTGACCACTTCGGCAGCACCAGTATTGACAACATTGTTGCACGTTGTCGCTACATGGCTAAGGCGCTGGACACCAAGTTTTTGTTCCTAGACCACGTCAGTATTGTTGTATCAGCTCAGAGCAACGGTGATGAGAGAAAGGCTCTGGATGAGATATGCACCAAGCTACGTATGCTAGTGCAGGAAACAGGTATAACATTGTTTATGGTTAGTCACCTGAAGCGTCCTGACGGCAAAGGCCATGAGGAAGGCGCTGCTAGTAGTCTGTCACAACTCAGAGGCTCTGCCAGCATTGCACAGCTATCAGATATGGTGATAGGTCTGGAACGCAACGGTCAAGCAGCAGACCCGACAGAGCGTAACACTACCAATGTCAGGGTTCTAAAGAATAGGTTTTGTGGCACTACTGGCCCTGCTGGTGGCTTGTTATTCAACGGCGACACTGGTAGAATGCTAGAAATCAGAGAAGAGGCGCTATAGCATGAGATGCATATCCTGTAATAAACTATTGACAGACTTTGAAGCAACAAGAAGGTCAATCCAAAGCAATGACTTTGTTGAACTGTGTAATGATTGTTTCTACTACACAGCAGATGACATCGCAACGCTTTCCAGAGAAGACCTGAGAAGCGAATCAGATATTTTTATAGGAGAACAAGAATATGAGCAAGATTGGAAGCTGGGTAATTGAAGATACCCAACGAAGACAAGAGATAAAGCATGTTAAGCCGTATGACAGACACAGCAATAACGACAGAGCAGTGAGAGAGTACTATGTTGATTACGTTAGATATAGAAACAAACACCAGCCATGACGTTATCTGGTGTGCTGTGACGCAGGACATCGACACTGGTGAAGTGCTAGAGCATTACAGTGGAGCAACACTAGCGCCTCTAATAAGCAAGGCTACAGGCGTTGTGGGACATAATCTCATAGGCTTTGACGCGCCAGTGCTGTACAACGTGTGGAATCTAACTATACCAACAGGAAAGCAGCGAGACACCCTAGCAATGTCTAGGCTCTGGAACCCATCGCTAGAAGGCGGTCATAGTTTAGACTCGTGGGGTCAACGCTTTGGCGATCCTAAGATAGACTTTCACGACTATGACGGTGGTCTGTCTGACGAGATGGTAGAGTATTGCAAGCAAGATGTAGCACTAACAACCAAGCTGTTTAAACACTTAACCGACACACTGAAGCGTGAGGAGTTTTCACAACAATGCGTAGATTTAGAAGAGAAGGTCGCTATCATTACGGCTCAACAGGAACAGAACGGATTTCAGCTAGACGTAGAACAAGCAACCTTGCTCTGGGTAGACCTGTGTCACAAGATGAAACAGATAACAGAGAGTCTACAGAAAGTGTTTCCACCAATAGTGGAGGAGCGTTGGAGCGAGAAGACAGGGAAGCAACTGAAGGACAAGGTGACTGAGTTTAACGTAGGCTCTCGTAAGCAAATAGCAGAGCGTCTACAAGGCGTGGGCGTGAAGTTTAAACAGAAGACAGAGAAGGGTTCTATAATTGTCAATGAGAAAGTCTTAGAAGGTATCGACATACCAGAAGCTAAGATGATCCATGAGTACCTGCTACTACAGAAGCGTACAGCACAAATAGATTCCTGGTTGGGCTTTGTTAAGGACGGTAGGGTTCACGGTAGAGTGATTACCAACGGTGCTGTAACAGGCCGTATGACGCACCATAGCCCTAACATGGCTCAAGTACCAAGCGTAGGCGCACCGTATGGAACAGAGTGTAGATCGTTCTGGTGTGTGCCAGAGGGTCACAAACTAGTAGGCATAGATGCCAGTGGCTTAGAACTACGTATGCTCGCACACTACATGCGTGATGATAACTACACCAACGAGATACTTAGTGGTGACATCCACACTGCTAACATGAAAGCGGCAGGGCTTACTGACCGTAGTCAGGCTAAGACATTCATATACGCCTTCTTGTATGGTGCTGGTGCGGCTAAGATAGGTCAGATAGTAGGCGGTGGCTACAAAGAAGGCCAACAACTAATTGACTCGTTCCTACGCAATACACCAGCGTTAGCTAGGTTACGAGAGCGTGTAGCTAAGTTCTCTGCTGGTGGTACGCTACCTAGCTTAGACGGCAGGCGATTACGTGTCAGAAGCGAACATGCAGCACTTAACACACTGCTACAAGGTGCTGGCGCTGTTGTGATGAAGCAGGCACTGGTGTTGCTTATACAGCGTCTATCGACATACGACATACCACACAAACTTGTAGCAAATGTACACGATGAATTTCAGATAGAAGTACCAGAGAATTTTGCCAGTGTTGTAGGCAAAGCGGCAGTAAGAGCCATTAGAGATGCAGGAACGGAACTAAACCTGCGTTGCCCTCTCGATGGTGAATATAAAATAGGAAATAACTGGGCAGAAACACATTAATGTGCTATACTAATCGTAGATCAGTTGTGATCTAAAACAACCAAAAGGTAATTATTATGACAGAAGCAAAACCAGTAACAATCAATGCAGACATCATGTGGGCAAGCCTGAACGAGCCTAACCGCATGTCTGGTAAGTTCCAAGTAGACCTGACTCAGCTATCTAAAGCGGCTATGGAAGCTCTTGAGATGATGGGACTCAGTGTACGTAACAAGGACGGACAAGGTGACTTTATCACTGCTAAGTCTAACAATCCTATCCGCGCCTATGACACTGACGGTAACGAGATCAAAGGTATACTAATTGGCAACGGCTCTAAAGCCAAAGCTGTGATAGGCTACTACGACTGGAAGTCACCCGCTGGTCAAGCTGGCCGTAGCCCTTCTCTAATGAAGCTAGTAGTCACTGACCTCATTGCCTATAACGGTGGTGCTGAAGTAACTGAAGTGGCTCTGGACGAAGCATTGTGATTTTAATTGATGCAGACATTCTAGTCTATCGCATAGGTTGGTCATGTAACAACGAATCAGAGAAAACTGCCGTCAGCACTATTGACGGCTTTATCTCTGACATCCTGTTGCAACTCAACGTAGACAAAGAAACAGACTATTATGTTCTGTATCTCACCGGCAAAGGAAACTTCCGCAAGGAATATGCCGTCACTGCTGAGTACAAAGGAAACCGCAAGGATAAGGAAAAGCCAGTACACATCCAAGCACTGCGCCAACACCTTATCGACAAGTGGGCTGCTGTAGTTACTGAAGGAGAAGTGGCAGACGATGCCATAGCTATAGCAGGAACTACACACGTTGATAAAGCCATCATGGTTTCTTTAGACAAGGACTTTGATCAGATTCCAGGTTGGCATTATAACTTTGTTAAAAAACGCAAGTACTATGTTAAGCCAGAGGAAGGCTTACGCTTTTTCTATCGACAGATACTAATGGGTGACAGAATTGACAACATCATAGGCATCCACGGTATTGGCGAGAAGAAGTCAGAGAAGATTCTAAAGGACTGCGTTACTGAGCAGGAACTCTACGACAAGTGTGTAGAGATGTACGAAGGTGATGAAGACAGAGTGATAGAGAATGGTAGGATGCTCTGGCTGCGTAGACACGAAGGTGAGATATGGAGCTTCAATGAAACCACGGAATAACGGAAGATGGACAGAAGCACGTTTTCGCTCCTTTATCGTTTCTGCACTCCGACAGGCACATGCCAAATGGGGTGTTAAACACGATGTTAAATCAGCGGCTAGGGTGGCCAGAGGTATGTACAAGTGTGCCAAATGTGGCAAAGGCTCCTCAGCTACCCTACCACCGCTAGAAGGAAAGAAGCGTAGACGCAACAACGCAGCAGTAGACCACATAGACCCAGTAGTAGACCCAGCAGTAGGCTTTATAGATTGGAACACCTACATAGACAGAATGTTCATCGAAGCTGAAGGGTATCAGGTACTGTGCCACAAGTGTCACACTGCTAAGACTAATGCAGAACGCAAGAGGCGTAAAAAATGAACCAATTAG